CGTCACGCGACGTAGTGGGCGGCTGCTCGATGAACGCTAGGTCATCGGACAGGCCGTTCAGCGGTGCGGGGATCTCAAGCTCGGGCATCTAGTAGCGTTTCCCGAATGAGGTTTCGTGGCGGAACCAGATGCGGATTTTGAGGTCGTTGGTTCCGGTTGGGAACCTGAAACCCATTCCGCTCATAAGGATTCCGGGATTGTTGAATGTATGGCCGCCTTCGGCTGACGACGACACACTCACACCCTCCCACGCGGCAGCGCCCGCCATCTCGGCCGGGTAGTAGTTACCGATCACCGTGGTCGTGTCCACGATGTAGACAAACAGTTCTGTTCCGGCAGAGTTACGGAACGAAACAGTTGTGTTGCCAGTTGGAACGGCCAGAACGGAGAACCCGAAGAAATTGACCCAGTTTGAATATCTCTCCGGGTCGATGGCGCTGTTGCCGGCGGCGGCATTCAAGCCTTGGCCGCCAGCCGGGAAATAGAGAACGTCAGCCGTCGCCACGCTGAGGTCGAAATCCGCCCACAACCGCCCCCGACCGTGGCGGCTAACCCTGTTCGTCGTCGGTGTCGTGAATGCCATCGCGGGTGCCTAGAATGAGGTTTCGTGGCGGAACCAGACTCGGATCTTGAGATCGTCGGTCGACTCGTCTGCGAACTTGAGGCCAATCCCCTTTATAAGGATGCCGGGGTTTGAGAAGAAGTGCCCGCCAGTGAGCGCGTTTGTCGGATCGAGTCCGTCCCACGCAGCTTTCTCGGCCGCCTCGGCTGGGAAGTAGTTTCCAGCCACCGTAGTTGATGCTACGTCGTAGGTGAACAGCGTTGTGAAATTCGCACCCTGAGATACGTATACCTCAGTATCCACTGTTGGAGAGGTCAACACGGTAAAGCCGTAAAATGTTATCCAGGTAACGCTTGGCACTGGGTCCGCTGCTGCCGTGTTCGTAGTCTCGCCGCCCTGCCCGCCAACAGGGAACAAGGAGATGCCAACGCCTTCTACTGCCGCGTTTATATCCATCCAAAGCCACCCCCCACCATCACGGCTTACTCTACTTGTCGTCGGATCAGTGAAAGCCATGTGTCTCTCCTAGAACGAGGTTTCGTGGCGGAACCAGAGCCGAATGCGGAGGTTGTCGTCGCCGTCGTGCTCGAATCGAAGCCCCTTGAGCATGATGCCAGGATTCGTGAACGTCTGCCCGCCGTGCGCCGTGCCGCTCGGGATTGCGCCGGGGTGCGCCGCGAGGCCAAAGAACTGTGCGGGGAAGTAGTTTCCTGCAACGGCCGTGGCATCGACGATGTAGACAAATGACTTCGATCCAGTTCCGTCTTCTACAGTAATCGTCGTATCTAGCGCGGGTGCTTCGATGATGCTGAACCCAAAGAACACGATCCAGTTGTTGCTGTAAAATGGGTCCGCGCTCGCAGCCGTCGAAGTGATCGCTCCCTGACCGCCATTGGGATAGTAGGACGTGTTGAGTGTGTGCGTTCCTGAGTCCATGTCGGCCCACAACCGCCCACTCCCGGAACTCGCTACTCTCCTAGTCGTCGGGGTCGTGAAAGCCATTAGCTCGGTCCTCCTAGCGGGTAGTCGCGGTCAGTGATAGAAGCGCCGGAGCGGACGCCGCGCCAGCCACCAGACATGGCACCGTACGACCGCTGCACGCCACCATCGCGGCGCTTTGCACCAGCCATCACGGCACCGAACTCGATCTCTGCGAGGCGCTGAGACAGCGTGCCCTCGTCCTCCTCTTCATAGCCGCGAGCGAACGCCCGCAGGAGAGCGATGTAGAGGCTCTCGACGTACCTGGGCAGGTTGAACTGCACCGAGTCGCTGGTGGGCTCGACCCACCCAGCGCGGTAGTTCAGAAGGATGCCGTTGGGGTCCGCCGAGGGCGGCTGAGGCCACAGTTCCAGACGAGGGACAGGGGCGCCACCTGCGAGCGCCTGACCGTACGAGATGGCTGCGCGATACAGCGTGCCCGACGTGGACACGGTATCCGAGCGCAAGCGGGCGATCTCGTCCATCGTGGTCAACTGGACGTAGTTCTGGAGCCCGTCGCCCGAGGTCAACTCCAGGATGTTCCCGAAGTCAGACGGCAGCGCCACACCCCACAGGGTCAGCGTGCCAGTGATGTCGGAGTTGCCGTCAGCCGCAGAACCGATGGATGTCTCCAGGACGACGCCGTTGTTATTGGCTTTGGACGCGAGCTTGTAGTGACCAAGGTTAGCTCCCGTACCCGCTGTTATTTCTACTTCATCGCCCTGGAGGAACGTGTAGGACGCATAGGCGCTAGTCTCGACAAGGGCAAGGGACGATTCGGTCCATGTCGATCCAGTGAGCGTGATCGACGCTCGGGTGGCGAGGCGCACAGGCGGCCTGCGAAGGAACATCCACTGGTGCATCCCGACAAGGTGCTCACCCGCCTGGTTGGCGAGTTCCAAGACGGACGGCATCGACAGCGGCCCTGAGAGGGTGTGCTCGATGTGATCGGCGCAGTCAAGGAGGGTGAGCGGCATGGGGTTGCTTTCAGTGGTTGAGATGAGAGGCGGCGAGGCAGGGCGTACCGGCCCCGCCGCCTGTTCAGTCAGTCAGACTAGGTGCCGGTATCCATACCGAACCCGCCAGGCAGGCCGTTGAACCACACGCTGGAAAGCGTGCGGGTCGTGGGGGTCGTCTGAGCCTCCAGGGCGATGGCGATGATCCGCTCATCGGCGGCCAGAACGAGGTCGCAGTTGTTGCCAGTCGTAGCCACAAGGCCGTCGCCAATCACGACGGAGCCGGCAGCGGCGATGACGAACGCATCGACGATCCCGCAGATGCGGAACCGACCGGCTGCGTTGTCCGCGATGGACTCAAGCGCGACGCACAGTACGCCGTACTTGATACCAGCCGCATTCGGGTCGTCCACGTTGGACCAGATGGAGGTACCCATGCCGCCAGGTGCAACCGAAGCCGACTCGGTAGCAGGCGTGGGCATCATATCCACCTGCATGACATCCCCGATATCCAGCGTGTTGCCGGAGCGGTTGTAGAACGTGGCGTCGATAGTGGTGGGGAAGATGCCAACCCCGCCGCCTCCGAGAACTTGTAGTGCAGAAGTCATTTGTGTTTCTCCTTTGAGGGGATGGGGTTACAGGTAGGCCGCGTCAACGTCGTCAACCAGTGGGGCGACGACACCCTGAGTGCGCCGGTTGGTGCAGATCAGGTTCAGGAAGGTGTCGCAGTAGACGACCTTGCGGGTCGGCTGACCGGGCCACGACATCGGCGGGTGCTTGTGCATGAACATATCCGTGTGGAAGAAGATGTTCAGATCCTCGAAGTTGAGGAACGTGTAGCGCGGACCCATGAAGTGAGTCGTGCTGGTGGTGGTGGCTTCCGTCGCGTAGGCATCCGCCGCCCCGGTGGGGACGTAGTTGGCCGTGCTCAGGATGTCCAGCCACTCCACGGGAACGCCGTGGATCGTCGGCTTCGGATAGGTCGGGTCTTGGCGACCGACGTACACGAAGGCGTCCTGGGAGGCGCGCATCGCCTGCTCCAGAAGCGTGATGCCCGAGATCGAGCAGTAAACCGCCGCAGGCATGGTTTCTTTCTGACCCATCTCACCCGAGAGCGGCAGCCCCTCGAAGTGAACCAGGCGGGACATGCGAGAAAGCCCATACAGGAGGTCGCCGGTGGATGACTCAGCGGTCGATCCGGTGTAACTCTGGATCTGGTTCTGCCAGTTGGTGCTGGTCGCCGGGTTGATCGTCTCAACCGTGGTGAAGCCAGTCGGCAGAGCGTTGGCCTTCTCGCTGACGAAGCAGGACAGGGAGTAGGTCGGCCCGCCAGAAACGTGGGTTTCCATCGCGGTCGTCGGGGCGGCCCAGATCGACTCCTCGATGAACTTGCCCGCGTCGATGACGGCCTGCTGGTTCAACTGCTGCTTCAGGTCGTACATCGCAATGCGACGTTCCTTCCCGGAGACGCGGCTGTTGTTCAGCAGGATCGTCGGCTCGTCCCAGACGATAGGCGTACGCATGAACGCCCAGGGCGAAACGATCTCGCTGACCACCTGCGGTTGCGACGGCGACTCGGTGTCGTCGATGCCCCAGAAGTGGGTTTGACCGTTATCGAGCAGTTGGATGCGCGAGCGGATGTCAGATCCGCCGCCATACATCTGCTTGGCGGTCTTGTGTGCGAGCAGACGCTTCAGGAGGGTCGTGCGGTAAGACACGGCCTCCTTCAGCTTGCTCGCGTCATTGACGAAGGTGCTATCCTGCGCCAAGAAGAAGTCGGTGAACGCGGCTGCGATTGTCATGTGTGAGTCCTAGATGGTGATGCGCTCGAAGACGCTCAACTCATCAAGCCGTACTTCCGCTCGATAGCCTCAAGCGTCGCCATCTCACGAGCCTCATGGCTCATGCCGTGCGTCGCCGGAGTCTGACCGGGCAGCGAAGGCTGCCGATTCGTTGGTGCGCGCTTCTTGCGCGGGGGTTCGGGAGCCTCGGCCTTGCCCCGGAACGCAAGCCCGGCAGCATCCTCGACCATCGCCTCGATCCGATCCCTGAACGGGAGGTCGGAGTAGGCTGAACGGTCAAGGCGCTTGAGCTTGGCCTGGAGGGCCTCGACGCCCTGCTTGCTTGCGAGGTCGGGATACGTCTCGACCTTCGCCTTCCTGACTTCCTCGAAGACCAGATCACCAAGGATGCTCCCCATCGTGTCAATCGTCTCGTTGGCACGAGCGAGTTCCTTGGAGAGCGGTCCCGTGAACGTGGTCTGCAACTGGGCCAGGAGGGGCTCTGCCTCCCCTTCATCGAGCCCGGTGACTTGGCTGAATTGCTTGGTCAGCGCGGCAAGGTTCACGCCTGCGGGTTGGCTGGGGGACTCACCGCCCGGCTCCGCTTCGCTCTTGTCTTTCGCCGTACTAGCCTTCTGCTTCAGTTCACCGATCTCGGCAGAGAACTTGTCGAACTTCGCCTTCACGTCGGACTGACGCTTCGCCGCAGCCTTCCCCATGCGAATGAGGTTGGCCTTGGACAGAGCCTTCAGTTCAGCGAGACGCCACCCGTCAGCCTGGAGGGCCGAATAGGCATCCTCCAGTTCGTCGGGCACGTCGTCTGACGCCTCGGGTTGGGGCTCCTCCTCGGAGTCCTCCTCGGCAACAGGTTCATCCTCGGCCGGAAGTTCATCGGCCTCGGGTGCTTCATCAGCCTCATCCCCCGGATCTGCCTCTGCGGGCGCATCCGTCTCGTCGGGGATCAGTTGCTCAAGCAGCGACATCTCGCGCTCGTAGCCATCGTCCTTGCTGCGGTGGTCGATGCGGTCGTCGGGACGAACCGGCACGGACGGAACGGCGGGCTCGGGGGCCTCGGCGGGGACGGGCGGCGCTGCGGGGGTCTCGGTGTTAGTCGTCATAGACCACGCTCCCTTCGAGCGTCTCGGTTTTCTTGGCGTACTCTTTGGCCGCGTAGCGCGACGGGAAGTAGGGGCGACCCTCGTTGTCGTATTCGGGGGCAGCCGGTCCGGTGTCCCAGCGCGAGCCCTTCAACGGCTGGCTGAACGACACGAATCCCTTGTCCACCTTGCCGGGACGCTGGATCGTTCCGTAGTCACGGCGGAAGACGATGCTGTCAACCGTGATCTCGGACGGGGCTTCGCCCATCGGGCACTCGTACTCGAACGACTTGCCGCAATCGGACCTGTAGTCGTACACGGTCATCGCATCATTCCTTGGGGTTGGCTCTGGGACTTCGCGTGCGCTCGCTGCCCAGCCGCACGGCCGGTCTGGGTGATCGAAAGCCTCGGTTGAGGCGGCGGGGTGAACGGGGCTGGGCCGCCGCCCTGGCCGTCCTGGCTGCCCATCTGGAGGGCCTGCATCTGAGCCGCAAGCTCGAAGTCGATCAGGTCGGGAAGATCAGGCCATCCCATGCCTTCACCGACCTGCTGGGCAAGTTCTCTGACGCGGGCCGGGCTGGTGACAGCGAGGTTGGCGAGTTCGCTAACGATGGTCAGCTTGTTCATCGCGTCCTGGGACTCTTCCTGCTGGGTCTTGTGGCCCATCGAACGCACGTCGAGTTCGATCTCCAGGTTGTCCAGGGTGCCCTGCTCGGGGTTGTCCGGGCCACCGACGAACATCGGCTGCTGCATCCCGAGTTCCTTGGCTGCGTCCTCTCCGAGTTCGTAGACGATGGAGTCGTGGTTGGCGAGGAACCACAGGACCGTCTCAAGGTTCGCGCGCACGCTGTCACCGAACTTGCGGACGTAGTACGACTGGCGCTTGGACGCCGCCGACGTGGCAATCGAGGTCTCGGTCGCGGAGACGCCGGAGAGGTTGCCCTGCTCGACCTCGGTGAGCCCGCTGTTGCGCTCCAGCGCGTCCCTGAGCCGCGCCTCCTGCGCGATCATCTGGTCCGTGATACCGCCGAACTCAGCCGTCTCCGTCTTGGAGGCCATCAGGTTCGGGTGGTAGTAGACGTGATCGTGCTGCGACTCCTTCATCAACTCCGTGAGGTCTTCGTCGTCAGCGAAGAACGCACGCTTGTATTTGCGACCAGACTCAGTGGTCATCCGAGCGGTCGCGTTCAACTCGCGCTCCTGCTCGAACGTCGCCATAAGGATCGACAGCGGCCACGGGTGATCCGGCACCGTGAAGCAGCCGTACAGCGTGTACGGACCCCAGCGCGGCCCCCAGTAGTCGAACGGCTTGCAAATCTGGACGCCGGACCCCTCGGCCCCAACGGCGAAGCGCGTGATCGAGCCGTGATAGCCCATCTCCGCAGTCTTCTCCTTGTCCACCTTCCCGCTGCGATCCCAGACCTCGTAGTAGGAAACCTCGTCCTCGCGGACCTCTTCCTCCTGGCGGCCCGTGCCGATGCCGCTGGTCTGACCCATCGCGCGAACGCCATCGATGATCCAGCCCTCGCGCTGCTCTTCCGGCTTCTCCGCGTCGGCGGTCGCCTGGGCGACCAGATCGTCCCTGTCGATCACGACCTTGTGCCAGATGTAGCGGGCTTCCTCGAACGAGTACGCCAGCCGGTCGAATCCGAACTGAGACGTAGACAGCCGGGCAACCTGCGGCCAGTACGGAGGGTCTTCGGCCTCCTCGAAGCCAGGCCGAACCTGAACCGAGGTCAGCGTCGCAGCCCACGAGAAGCAGAAGTCCGTGGCGAGCTTCTCGCTCAGCCGGTGGAATCGGGTCAGCGTCAGCCAGCGGTTGAGGCCGTGCTGAAGCGCCTTCGTCCACTCCTGGGTGGGACCGTTCTTGCGCGATCCGACGGTGGCCTTCGGGTTGGAGTGAGCGAGCAGCGGCAGGATGCTCGACACCATCTTGAAGGCGTGGTTCTCAGGGTTATCCGACTCACCCTCCCACGAGTCGGCATAGGCCCGCCCGTGGAAGCCCTTGACCATCTCGTTGGCGCGTTTGACTATCTTGTCGCGCGCCGTCTCGTCGGCCCGGATTTCTCGCATCCACTCGCTTGCGGTTACGGGAAGCATCTAGGCTCTCCTTGAAAGGTGTGAGAAGAACCGACGCATACGAGGCTTGTTGAAGCCGAGGCGGTCGTTCAGGGAGTTGCGCGGGAAGATCAGGCGCTCGTCACGGCCACCGAACTTGCGGTCCTGGAGGAACCTGATGACGTAGCGCATCGTGTCGCAGGCGTGATCGGAGCACGACGGGTCGGGCTCATCGCGGTTGCGCTTGCCCTCCTCGACCTCCTGGTAGACGTAGGAGGGGATCTCCTGCTCCAGGCAGCAGGGCTGAGAGGCCGCAACGCGGGACGGATCTCGCGCCGGTCCGACAGGGTTGCGAAGCGCGCCCTTGACGATGTAGAGGCCACGAGAGCCGTCTTCGCGCGGCTTGAGGCGCACCCGCACGTCGTCGATCCCGACCATCTCCTCGCCACGCCCGCGAGTCTTGAACGCAGGGCGGGCGATGCCGGGCATCCCATCCTCGCCACGCCCACGGATGCGTCGGTTCAGCGAGGCGATGAACGCCTTGTCGTGGTCGCAGATGATCGAGCGGATGGGGAACTCCTCGTAGAACTCCACCCACCGCTGTCCCCACCACTCGTGGTCTTGCTGGGTCTGGTAGATTTCCGCGACTCGGTAGGCCCGCCCCTCGCGGTCAACGCCCCAGACCTGAGCGCATCCCGGATCGGTGTGTCCGATGTCCTGACCGCCGACGAAGTAGACCAGTTCGACGGGCTGCTCCCACTTGTCCACGTCGAGCCAGTAGACGCCGTTCTCCTCGCGCACGGAGGCGTCGAGCAGGTGTACGCGGGGGTCGTATCCAGCCCAGACCTGACCGTGCGCCGACACCCAGCGTCCGTGGTAGAGCCGCTCAAGCGTAGGCCCGGAGAGGTTCTCGCGCAGACGGCCTAGGTAGTCCTTGCCCAGCGTCTTCCACTGTTGCGACTCGTGATCGTAGAAGGTGGGGTTGTCCCAG